CGAACGCCTTGAGCGGCGAACCGTCCAGAGCCTGGGCGTTCTCGCTGGCCGGATCCTTAGGCTTGTCCACGTTCTGCGTGTTCAGAATCTGATCAATATCCCGCACGCCAATGGCTTCATACATGCGGCGATACGCCTCATACATGTTGTGCATCTGCGGCGCGCTCTGGGCCAGTTGGAGCTGGGTCTGCGCCATGGTGATGCGCTGCGCCACCGAGAAGATGTTGGGGTCGGAGACCGGCAGCACATCCACCCGGTCATCGAAGTCGCGGCGCTTGATGACGCGGCTCTCGCCAGGGACGTCATAGGGATACTCATCCGGCAGATACTCGCCAAAGCCCTCGGCCAGCAGTTTGAACTCAATCTTCTGGCTGTAGTGCATCCGCTTGTGGATGCTGGACATGACGGCGCTGCCCTTTTCCAGCAGCGCAATCGTGGTGCCCACGGCAGCGTTCTGGTTGCTGTCGCCCACCTGCATGTCGGTGATGCTGGCTAGGCGGCGGCCAGAGTCCACACAGAAACCCAGCAGCGAGAACAGCGTCTGGCTTGGCTCCTTGTAGGGCAGCGGCATCAAGGTGGACGCAAGGTCAGCACCACCGGCGTCAATGTCGCGGAACTCACCCGGCTGCAGCGGCACATCGTCGTTCATGATGCGCGCGCCCTTGGCTTTGAAGCCCGCCGGCAGGTTCACCAGCGTACCGGCGTCCAGCAGTTGCTGGAGCGCACCGGTGGCGGTCTTGGTCAGGCCCCCGATCAGGTGCAGGAAGCCTAGGCCATAAGCGCCGGGGCCCTGCACGAGCAGATAGTGCACGTAGTACTGCTTGCAGCGGTATAGCTCGTCGCCTTCTTTCCAGTTGCGGCGTACGCCGACCACTTGGTTTGTCACTTCGTCAATCGTGACAATGTAGGGCAGCTTGATACCTGTGGCCTCGCCGTCTTTGTCCTTGTGCTCAAAGCCCTGGAGGTCCAGCTCGATGGAGAACTCCAGCAGCGTGATCTCTTCGGGCTCAGTGGTGGGAGCAATGCCCGTGGTACGGTCCAGTTCCTTTTGAATAGTGCTCTGCGGTGTCTCAGCAGGTACCGCAGCCTGTGCAGTGTCCAGGTACTGGCCGCGAATGCAGGCCTTCTTGTACATGTTGGTGGACATGTACACGCGGTGAACGATGCGCTCGCACTCGCTCATCACCGACGAGCCCTTGTAGGGGATGTACAAGTCATCGGGCGTGATCAGCTTGCTGACCATGCGCTGCTTGTCCTCATCGAAATAGACCTTTTTGAACGCCGAGCCGCCGTAGCCTACGTAGAACAAGAGCTGGTCAAATTCGGGCGTGTACTCCTCCATCACCGTGGTGATTTCGTAGTTCATGAAGTCGCGCACGCGGTCCGCCTGCATCAGCTTCTCGCGCGTCTCCTTGCCCAGCACCTGTGTGCGAACAGGGCCGTCGGCAGGCATGAGTTCCTTGAGCGCCTGCGACTGGAATTGCACAATGGCTTCGGTCAGCATCGGGTGCTGCACGCCAGAGGCGCCCTTAAAAGGCTTGGTGCGCTCCTCAAACGAGAAGCCCAGCATCTTCAGGCCCTTGCCGTACTGCTCTTCCCACTCTTTGCGCGAAGACCTGTCCGCCTCAAACATCACCATCAGCTCCGATGACAGCGTTTGGAGCACCGACGGATCCATCACCTCTGCAAGGTTGGTGTCAAAGGGCACCTCCTTGTCGTCTTCTCCCAACGTCACATCAACACTGCCCGTCTCCGGGTCGAACTCAATCTCGATATCCGGCAAGTCCTCGACAGCGATGTCTTCGACTTGTACGTCCAAATTGCCGGAGGGCAGGTCGTTGTTTTTCTCGATGGGCATGTCTAGTCCTTACAGATACTTGCGACTATCGTCGGGGCGGCGCTCTACGAGGCCACCATCCTTGAATGGTACGCCTTTCTTCATGACGCGCTCTGCGGCTTCCGGGCCCCAGGTGATGCCCAGATGCTGCATCTCCGTGCCTTCGGCGTCTTTGAGGGTGAAAGGACGAATTTCGAACCCCGGACCGAGGTCCTTGGCCACCTGTTTGAGGTTGTCGCCCAAACTCTCGTACAGCTTGGCCTTAGCCGACTCTTTACCGGGGAATGCAACAAACTGATCCCCCCTGCCAATAGCAGCGGAGATCGCCGTTTTAATCCCAAGCTGCTGCACGGTGCGACGGTTCTCCGCCATGTTGGGGAAAACTTGCTTGTCCTTGAGTTCGGATCTTCCCGCTTTTAGTTCGCTGGTCAAGTCTGACTGAATCTCTGGAAGGTAGATTCCTTTAAGACGACCTCGTTGTGGGTCCTGAACGGTGTGCTCAACAAACCTGGAAAATTGCACTGAGTCCGCAGGGGGGCGCAAGGAGGTGTGCTTGCCCACGTATGGAGAGGCCACGTTGAATTTGTCTTCGTTGCTTAGCACATACCTTCGCAAAGAGTCCGTGGTTTCCTGAATCTGCTTTTCTAGGCGGCTATTTACAGTGAGCCAGTCCGGTCCGTATCGGTTCAGCATCGCTTTGACCAATTCAGTGTCGTTTTGGGGGGCGGACCCAAAAAGCTCTGTCAACTTTTCTCTTGCCGGTTGACGGAGAATATCTAACACAAAATCGCTTGCCGCTTTTCCCGCCTGATCATCTGGGACTCCTTGCGCCAGGAGACGCCTGTATTCCGGGAGAAAGTACTGATCATGTTTTTGCAAGAACTGGGGATCAAAGGATGGGTACAGCAGGATGTTGAGAGCCGCCTTGCCTTCATTCCAGGGCTTGCGGTGAGCAAAAATCTGTTCCCGCAATTGCGTAATCTGATCTACCTTGGCAGCGGCAACAGGGTCTACGCGCAATTGATCAAGACCTTTGATCGCGACTTCCGGATACTGATCTAACACAGTACGTGCACTGCTGAAAGCTGGGGCCAGCTCTTTAAGGTTATCGATGCGTTCAGCCCGCGCCGGATCTACAAACCGGCTCAGGTGCAAGACACCGACAGGTTGGGACTTGTAGATGTTGTCCTGGCCCCCAAAGAAAGAGCCCGCCTGTTCGGGTTCAATCACCGTTACGCGCATGTTGGCCGGGTCGTAGCGCGACTTCAAGCGGTTCAGGAGGTCAGAGGGCGTGAGCTTGGCGTTGGCCGGCAGATCTGCCAGCACTTCCTCGGCCCGATTGATGTCGTACTCACGGAACTTGCCCTTGAGCTGCCCCAAGAACTGTTCTTTGCGCACCGGGGTCTGCATCGAAGCGACGAATTCGTCCAGGCGGCCTACAAACGGGGCTTCTTCGGTGGGCATGGAGCGGAAAATCGGCTCGACAGGCTTGATCGACATGCCTACTGGCACATCCCGCACCTTTTCCAGCATCTGAGCCGCTGTGGACCGGGCAACGGGGGCCGCAGCAGCGGCTGCTTCCCGAATTACGGGCGCTGCGCGCTCCACAGCGGCTGCCGCAGCACGCACAGGGGCTGCCGGATTGACCATAGCCCCGCCAAACTGCCCCATTTCGTACAAAGCGCGCGCCGTGGGCTGCGTCGGAGCCTCCGGGCGCACACCCAGGCGGGTCATCTGCTGCTTGATCCAGTCCGAACCCATCGTCGGGGTCGGATTTGTGTAGCCAAACGGGCGCATGACCATCGCAGCCACGTCCACCGGCGCGCCAACAAGGTTATACGGCGTCTCAGCGATGCCTTGCAGCGTTGCATCGTTGACTTGACCCGAGGTCAGCGTGATATTTCGCCCAATTCCGGACCTCGAAGTCCGAAAAGCAGGGCGAGAAGCCGCTGCAATCTCTTCCGGGGTGAGCGCAGCCACTTCCCCCGCCTCCGGAGACCCCTCAGCACGCTTGACAGGGCGCTGCGGACGCCCAATCCATGCCGATCCAGGGCGTTGTTCACGCTGCGCGCGCTCGGCTTCGGCCTGAATGAGGTCTTCCAACTCCTTCTGGGAGCGCGAGCGACGGGCCAACTCGATTCCAAGCCGGTTGTTGTGCATGTCCTGCTCATAATCCACCGGCATTTCGGCAATTCCGAGCTTCGATCCAATCCATTTCCCCGGAGAAGTCACAATTTCATGTGCTTTTCCAAGAAACTCCGCCGTCCCAGGGCCATATTTGCGAGCCAAAGTGCCCGCAGCCAGCATGTGCCGGGCCGCATCCTGCTGATCGAACTGCCCCTGCTGGCCCGGGTACATCTCATAAGCCACTTTTTCGGAGTACCCAGGCACCGCAATCAGGCTGGGCTCCTTGACTTCCCCGCCCTCGGCAAACAACTTAGCCATAGACAGCCCAAACGCCTCCGGATTGGCCGCCACCTGCAAAGCTGTGTTGCGGTTAGCCGCGTCCTTGCGGGCTTTATTGACTAAAGCATCATATTGCTCCTGCGTCATTGACGGAGCAACAGGCTCTTGACTTGTGAAGGGCCTTTCATATTGAAAATCCTGCCCATAAAGCAGCCCCTGCTCCCGATACTGCCCGGGCGTTACCCTGGTTGGGGACCCAACAGATGCCAAGTAATCATTAATGCGCATCCCGTTGACGACAAAATCCCCTTGGTAGGTCTGCCCATTAGATTTATAAAGGATGCGGTGGTCATAGGTCGGGCGAACAGTGGCATACGGGTTGTCGTTATACGCCTGCGCCGCCTCGTTGTAAGCGTCGGCCTCCTTGTTGTAACGCGCGCTGTCGCCCTCAGCAGCCAGCAGTTGCGCCTTGTACGAAGGCCGAATTGTGGCCGTGGGCACATAAGGAAGCCCCCCCGCCGCCAGCTTCGCTACCTCGCCACCCCCTGCCATCTTCACAGGAAATAAAGAAGACTCATCCCAGTTGATCTGCGCCAACGCATTCTTGGGCTTGTACTCGGCCAACATCTGCGCAGCAGTCCGATCATCCTCCCTAGCCTGCCACTCCTCACGCGAGAGCGGCTGACCCTCTTGCTCTTCATCGCCCAAGAACGACAAAGCCAACGCCGCTTGATACCCCGCGCCCAAATCACCAGTGGCCGCCGCTTGCTTCAATGGTTGTGCAGCAGGAGCAGCCGCACGCTTAGGTGCCCCCGCAGCAGGAGCAGGCATCGGCGCCTGCACTGGCGCTGCCTGGGCCGTGGTCCGCGATTGGGGCATCCCCATCTTCGCATCCAACACCGCAATCAACTCCCTGGCACTCTTGTCCTTGAGCATCGTCGGATTAGCCTTGATCGCACGCTGCGACAAGAGCTCCGAGACAGGGGTGTCCGGGTTGGCAGACAGCACCGTCTTTGCACCCTGGGCGCCAAGAAAGTGAGCTGCGTAAAGCTCCGTGGGACTCGGATCACGGCCAAGCGCATTTTTTAAATTTTTTGTGTTGGACTCCAAAATGTTGAGCCCCACACGAATATTCTCATCCGGGTTGTTCTTCTGCCCAGGCTTTCCACCGAAATCTTTCCACGTCTTATCGACGACCTGAAACAGGCCCTGCGCACTCGAAGTCTTGGCCTTGGCCGACGGGTCCAGCGAACTCTCCACCTGCGCAATCCGCACAGCAACTTCAGGGTCCAGGCCACGGGCCTGCGCTTGTTCGCGGATTTTGTCGATCAGGTCTT